ATGGCTTCATTTAGACAACGCAACGACACATGGCGAGCCGAGATAAGTGTAAACGGAATTCGCGAAAGTGCAACCTTTGATACAAAAGCACAGGCTAGGGCTTGGGCCTCAAAACGTGAGACTCAATTACGCGAACAGTCACATGGAAAACTTCCGGACCATTCATTTTTAGAAGCAATTGAACGCTATCTTAATGAAGTAAGTATAAAGAAGAAAACTCATGAGAATGAAGTAAAGCGAATGGCTTTCTTTAAGCGTGAGTATAAAAAGCTATGTCAAAAACAATTGGCCAAAGTCACAACTGACGATTTAGTGCAATGGCGTGACTCCCGGCTAAAAGAAGTGCAGGGCGCTACTGTCAGACGTGAAGCAAATATCTTAGCTTCTCTGTTTACTGTTGCCCGAAAAGAATGGAAGTGGATTAAAGAATCGCCTATGGCTGACTTGACTTTACCACCACCATCTAAGCACCGGGATAGACGAATTGCTCAGGATGAAATTGATAGATTATGTCTTGCAGCAAATTGGGATAACAATGTTCCTGTGAATTCAACTCAGCAAATTATTATTGCTTTCCTTTTTGCAATTGAGACTGCAATGCGTGCTGGAGAGATTGTCGGCTTAACTTGGGATCGAGTTTACTTAAAAGATCGATATCTTGTTTTGAACGAAACAAAGAATGGCACAAAGCGAAATGTGCCTTTATCTAAGCGTGCAGTTGAGTTGCTTACTTTATTAAAAGGTCTTGATAAAAAGCAGGTCTTTACTTGTAATTCCCAAAGCTTTGATACGCTTTGGCGTAAATTGAGAGATAGATGTCAAATCACTGACTTGCACTTTCATGACACACGCCATGAAGCTTGTACACGTCTTGCAAGAAAATTAGAAGTTTTAGACTTGGCCCGTATGATTGGGCATAAAGACTTAAGAAGCTTGATGGTCTATTACAATGCTACTGCAAGCGAAATTGCAACGAGGCTTGATTAGCCCCGTTTACGTGGTCTTCCTTTCTTTGGCTCATCATCCGATTGTTCATTCAACCAGTTTGATAGCTCTGCCAAGTTCCATCGTCTTCCTTGACCGCACTTAATAACATAGCGCGGTTTAGGGAAGGTTGGCAGGCAGCAAACTGCTGCCTTAAAGTGTACATCTCGATATCCTAAGAACTCAGCAGCTTGAGAATCATTTAGCCAAATATCTGAAGGTGGTAACGCTACAACAAAGTTACTACCAATATTTGCAATCGCTGTCATTTCACCCCTCCTTACTTTCCGCTTTCTTTATCTACTTCCAAACTCACTTTTGAGCCTGAAAAATCATTGTTATTGATAACGATCGGCTTGAAGTGAGTCAGAACAAAAAGCACCAGATAAGCTATTGAAACTGCATATACAAAACTATCGGTATATTTACCAGTTCGTACTAATGCAATTCCAAAAATAGCCATAACCAATAATAGAAAACTGTATTTTTCACTCATCCCTCAGCTCCCGATTCGCTTGCCACTTCAACCATCAAAGAATAAATAGGCGTGTAATGATCACGAGTCCCATCGCCCCAATGGAATCCACTATTTTCTAAACAGCTAACAACGCTGTCTGGAATCTCTTTCGGTACCAAACAGTAACCCTCGGGCACCGCCTGAGCTTTGGCTTTTTCTAGCTCTGCTCTAAGTCTGTCAATTTCACATGCTGCATGGTGACAAATAACACGTAATTCATCTTCGCTATATTCATCTGCATGCATCATCATTAAATGACTTATTTCGGTGCCAAATTGACTATCACCATCGAACACCCAAACAAAACCATCATCTTGTTCAAAGCGTAAATTAACTTCTCGTTCCTTATTCAAATCTGTCATGCTGCCACCTTCAAAGTTTTAATTGCGTCATCTATAGCTTTGTTGAATTTACGAACATCTTGCTCTAATGCTTCGATAGCCAAGTCTTTAGCAAAGACGCGAATAATAATGATCTGTAGTCCTTCTGGCAGACGTGGGTCATAACTCACAAAGTCACACCATTCACGACGAGTACAAGCCAATTGACTAGTGATTTGAGGGATGTGCTCATCTGGAACTTGCTTAGTCAGAAGGGTATTCAAATGCGTTGTAGTGTCTGGACACTTAACTTCTATTTGCCCTTTGTCACCTACAAGTCCATCTGGTGAAGCCCCGAACATTTCAATGTAAGGGTGGTCAATTAAACCTGTACCAACTACAAAGTTACCCGTCTCATTTTCATAAGCTGCTATTGCATGAGGCTCGTTGTCGATACCCCATTGCATTACTGAATTAGTTGGGATTTCCTTCTGAACGCCAGTGAGGCGCTCAGCTAGAATAGTTAAACCCAATGCATTTAAAGCTTTGCCTTTATTTGGCTTTGCATTTAAATCCTTTACTCGGCTTGCTGTGACTTTCCCACAGCGTTCCGAATGCCAATCTTCACTACGCTGGAGAATGTTCATACACTTGTCCTTGTGGTTGATCAGCATTTTGTGCTGCTTCTTTTAATGAAACGCTATGCTTAGTCCAGAAGTATTTTTTGCAGTCGCCCTGAGGCAATTCAGCGTAGCCAGTTTGCAAGGCTTCTGTGCCTTCCATTGCTAAAGCGCGCATGTTATCTAAATGCTGCTGCTCATAAGCTTCATAACCTTGAGGAAGATCTGAACTAACTGTCTGAACGGTAGGGATATGACAATCATCAATACGACGAGCTTCGTCTTCGTCATAAATACCTGAGAAGCCAAAGGCGACACGGGCACATTGAATTAAAGCCTTATGACGTAGCATTCGTTTTGGGTATTTTTTCCAAGGTTCTGAATTACCCTGACATTCAGACAAGTATTCAGTTACAACAGTAGGGTGGTTACGGTCTTTACGGAAAATCTTGCATGTGCATGACTCGTCGTCTTGTTCAAACTGGATACCATCACATACAGGATTGTCATTAATAATGCGCGCCCACCCATCAATACCAACAACTGGTGTGATGCCACCACCTTTGGCAGGGAATGCATAAATTTCTTTTGTAAAAGGGTTTAGCTTGTACTGGTTTGCAACAATTAATAGAGAGAGAAATTCATCATTTGTTGCTTTCTTAAATACTGTATTAACAAGAGTATTTGCTAACTCAGCAGGATCAACATCTTGCATATTAAAAGCTGATGCAATCTTGCTAACTTGTGACAAAACAATATTACTCATCTTCTAATCCTCAAAACTTAATAGATACGTGTGGAACTAGGCCTTTATTGATGGCTTGCAAAATCTCTTTTCCTTTTGCTTCATCAATACCCAAAGCCAATAAACCTTTAAGTGCTTCATTACAGATTTTTTTACGGTGAGCTTGGTTTGCTTGACGAGCTTCTTCTGCTTGGCGTTCTGCTTCAAGCTTCGCAACTTGTTCAGCTTCAATACGTTTACGTTCTGCTTCGGCAGCATGTTGTGCGCGCAATTCAGCAGCTTCTTTTTCAGCAACCAAACGAGCTTCACGTTCAGCGGCTTCACGTTTTTCACGCTCTGCTTTTGCAATAGCTTCTTGCTTTTCACGTTCTACACGTTCAGCTTCTTCTTTAGCTTTACGTTCAGCTTCAAGACGGGCTTTTTCAGCAGCTTCATATGCAATACGTTCTTCATGTTCTCGCTGTAAACGTTCTTGTTCAGCTTTGCGTAGCCGCTCTAATTCTGCTTGCTCAGCTTCACGTTTTAATGCAATTTCAAGTGATTTTTTATATGAGCTAAGGGCTACATCTTTTTTGATTGCTGCTTCATTGGCAAATTCAGCAAAGCTTTCATCAATTGCCGTTGCCTCAACTTCACTTATGATTGTTTGAATAAGGTCGCTAGTTGAAAAGGTATCAACGCGACCAGCATCAAAATTAGAGATGCGATCTTTAATTGACTGAATGCGATCTTCTTCAGCTTTTTCCCATTCATCTAGTGGCTTACGAATTTCATCACGTAAAGCATCACACTGATCACGCCATGCTTTACGGTCACGATCAATCACAGCAGCTTGCGCCTTAATACCTGCCACCAAGTCTTTTCCATGGTTATCTACAGCAGTTTTAGACTTACTTACCTTGTAAGCTTGAGATGCAATAGCATCACGTCCTTTTTTAGTTGAAACATCAGGAACAATTGAACGTGCTTGCTCAGCCATGCGATTGAATAATTCTTGAATACCGTTTTCTTTGCCGAAAGCCGCTACAATCACGTTTTGTTCTAATACTTGCAATTCATTAACTTGTGTATTTACTGGCGCATTCATAATCTTCTCCTAATTCTTAAAATGGCAACTGCTGAGTAGTGTCTGAATATCGGACTTCAATTTGTCCTTGTGTGGACTCCTCAATCAGCATCTTGAAATAGGCCATAGCTTCAGCCAGTGTTGTCTCTGTTGCTGAAGCAGGACGACGAATAAGCACATCCATGGCTTCAAGTAGTTTTCTTTTCTCATGTACTTGCATCGGAAACCCCTAGTTCTTTTCTAATTTCAGCCAACCGTTTTAACGTCTCACTTAGGTAGGCGATTTTTGTCTTAATAGAAAACTGATCACCTAGCTCTAATTGGATCTGCTCAGTACCTCGGCCCACATAACGCAAGTGAATCCAATTGCCGCCATCAGTGATGACTGTATCTTTCTCACTAGAAAGTGGGAGCAGGGCATTTACAGAATCTTTAATAAGAGCTTGAAGTCTTGATACTTCGATAATTTCAGGATGTGCATTCATAACATTCACCATGGAGCGATTAAATGCGCTCTCTAATTCCTGATTCGATAAGGTCTTTAATCTCAACTACGTCCAAACGATCAACGTAAGCTAATACCTCGCCATCTTCGTCATAAACGCGAATGTCTTTAATCTCGTTAATTTCAACTTCACGCCAAGCTTGATAGCCGTTGCCATCAATTGAGTACTGAGCATCAAAATCAACTTCTAAAGTGAACTTTTCATTTGCAGTTTGAAGTACTGCTTGTTCATTTTCAGGGTCGATTGATTCAACTTTGAAAGGAGCTGCAACCGTTACAGGTTCGTTATTAGCTGGGGTAAATGCATAAGCAGCAGTTAGAGCACTAACTACTCCTACGAATCCCATGGATTTGACTATGTTGGCTTTTATATTCATACTTATCTCACTCATTGAGTAAAAGTCCCGTCGGTCGAATGTCAGGGACTTTTTTGTTATCTGGTGAGATATAATTTAGTATTTACTAAATATTTAGTCAAGAACTTTAGTGAATTTATTTGGTGAAAAATTTCGTATACACTAAAAATAAGAAAACCCACCGTGGTGGGTTCGAAGGGGGGATTAGTTGTAATTTTGAGGAAGTTCCCATAATGCTTCTGTCTTTAGACGCAATTTTTTTTGATTTTCCTTGAGACTATTCTCAATTTCCTTTATTAGTTTATGTTGTTTTACTATTTGATCTTTAACCTCTTCAGGAGGATTCGGGATCTCAATATTCAAAAACATTTCATCAGGAATACTGCGTCGTCTCTCTACACTGCCTTGCATTTTACTTTTGTATATTTTTCTTAGAGAATTAGATCTCAAAATCAAATCCAAATATTCTACATTAACTTCTCGTTTTAATCTAAAGATTTTGTATGCTGGGCTTACGGCAGCAGCATCGTAATATTTTTGAAATCCTAGAACACCTTCATCTATAGGGAACCCCATTACAAGTTCATTTTTAAAAACCTTTTTATACCCAGAAATATCAGAACTTGCGACTCGTTTTTTAAATTTCTCATGCTGATCAATTAAGCCATGTTCCATAGTGATACTCATAATAGGTATATTTGTATCCTCTCCCACTTTGACTTTGCCAGACAAGGATAGGAGTTCTTTTAGTTTTATAGTTGGGAATTTTGATTTTATATGTGAATTACTATAGTGAGCATAATTATAAATATAATCATTGCTTCTGATTAATTCTGGATTAACTTTTAAGAAACCTAATTCATTATAATATTTATCAAAGTCGCTCTTATTTAAATCAGCAAAATCTAAATTTTTTAAATCATTTTCGTCAATTTTTCTACGGAAAGAATCTAAACTTAGGCCATCATTTGTCACATTGTAGTAAAAAACGTCAGAATTTGTTCTACCATTATGACAGTTGGTAAAGTAGAGTATATTGGTTTTAACTTTTGCATATGGCAGAAAAACTTCTTTTGGAAGTGAAACTACTGCTTTTAGTTGGGCGTTTTCAAATAAATACTTCCTTACTGGAGCTAAAGCGGCTTTAAAAAGAAAGCCTTCAGGTACTACTAATGCCATTCGCCCTCCTTTTTTTGTTGCTTTAAAGCAATGTAGAACACATACTCCATCACCATCGTTTTTAGCTAACTTATTCTCATATAAGTGAGAATAAGAAGTTTTTTGAGAAAATGGCATGTTGGTTATAACCACATCATATTCAGATTCAATAGGGTTTTGAAGTGTGTCTATCTGGCAAATTCCACTATGCCCATCCCCATGCAGAATCATATTCATTTTTGCGAGTTTTGCATTTGAGGTAATTTCTCTTCCAAAAATAGTATTATGTTTAAGCTTGATTTCTTCACTACTATTGTTTGCAATTAAAGTGTTATCTTTTATATGATCAAATGCCTCTGTTAAAAAACCACCTGTCCCACAAAAAGGGTCATAGATCTTTTCACCATATTTAGGGTTGACTAAGTTAACAATGGTTTTAGTTATGTGACGTGGAGTAAAATATTCTCCTAAGTCATTATTAGTTGCTGTAGCTTGCTGTAAGAAATACTCAAAAGCATCTCCTTTAATATCGGTATCTATTGATGAGAGTTTTAACTTATCCAACTCTTTGATCATCTCTTTAACAGCAACAGGGTTGGTTAGCTGTAAATTTGTAAAAACAGAAGCACCATATTGTCTATCAATATCTTGTAGTATGTTATTAGTTGTATTAATTAGCAAATCATTATCGAGACTTTTGAGAGAATTCCAAATACCTGTATTAGCATTCTCTGTATACAATTTTAAAAAAAGAATGTTTGCAAATTCTGAAAGCCTTTCTATACCAGCTCTTAAACCTTCACCTCTTAGTGAGTTATTTAACTTCTTGAAAACATTAATTAACTCTTTGCGAGAGACTAAAATTTCTTTAGGTGTAATATAAATACCATTTGTTTCCTGCAATATGAACTCTTTAGCTTCATTTACTCTTATTAATTCATTAACCTCATTTTCATCAATAAATAATGGTTTTTGGGTATACAAATGCCGTGTTTCGCAGAAACCATTATTCATTGCAAATATCAAAGGTGCATCAAGCATTTCAGCATATTCGGTTGCCTGATCCAGTGCTTTTGTTAAGCTTTTTCCACCTGATTTCGTTTCAATTACACCGATTGGCCGCTTATTTTGTGAATCGAAAAGAACATAATCGGGTCTTTTTTTACTTTTCTTGAGAAACTCATTATTAACAATTCTTAAGATATCTGATTCAAAAAAGACATTTTTGTTTGGATCTTGAATGTCCAAGATCCAGCCCTTGTTAATCAAATTATTGTTAACAATAAAACGTGTATCTTGCTCAATATTAGACATATTGCATAATCCCAATATCTACTATAAAAACTATTGGCAATCTACACATTACACACTAAAACATCAATAAATATTACTATCTAATAAGTGATATACCCCACATTTAAAAGACTGTGTCGGGTTCACAGTTTAAATTTCTTGCTGCCCTGAAAACTCAATTCTTGAAAGAAAGCCAATGGGTAAAGCTATTTGCTCTCCTGTGATGGTTTCAAAATTAACCCAAATTGCTGATGCTTCATTCTCAAAATTAATACTAGTTAGTTTTACCAGATTATAGGGTTCTGCTTTGCCAGACATGATTATGTTAAAGCGACAATTTTCCTCACGAACATAGGAGATGAGCATTTGGTGTATTGCCGTCTGCTCAGAGCTTGTTAAGCCTCTATATTCGTGTAGTTCCGGTGGCTTGTATTTTTTGCTCATGGTATTTGCTATTAATTATCAGTTTATGTATTTTTAAAAATAAGGGTGAGGGGGAGTTCGAACCTCCCCCTCGGTGCTTACCAAGTGAAGAATTTGAATATCGATAAAAAGTCGATTTTTATCTTTAATCTAAATCCATTCTTAGTTCGCAGTTCCAGTAAAAACATGGCATAAACCTTGTAATTGCTGGTAGGCACCTACCAATATAATTGGTAACTTATATAGCGCTATGCCTAGCGCTTGCCCTGAAAGTGTGCGCACACCGTAGGGGCGTCAGCTCACTATTGACACTGGACCTTGTCCTGCTCCCTGAGCAACGTATCTTTAGATCACCTTTAGCAGCTTCCTAGGCTGCAATTCGGGATTAGGTGTCCCGAATCCTTTAATGAGTTATTTCCCTATTGTGTCTCACCACAACCCCAATAATTGATATTTCAATTTGTGTTGAGTTATAGGTTGGGTAATCAGGGTTTAGTGGTACTAGTTCAACAACATCAACTCCAAATTCATTAATACCAATCACTCTGTACTTTTTGAAAGTTGTTCTTGCTATTCCATGTTGGACTTCTTGAGCAATTACAAGCGATCCAGGTTTAGGTTCAAGAGATGCATCAACAACAATTTCATCGCCAGCCTTAAATTCTGGTGACATGCTATTTCCTTCAACTTTAAGAGAGAAAACGCACTCTGGCTTATATCCTTGATATGTTGTGTAGCTTTCTCCAATAGGGTTTATTCCATCATAGCCAACATCATGGAATAGACCTGCTTGGACATAATCTAATAGGGGAATTGTTCGAAGGTTATTCTTGGTTGGTCCAACATTACTTTCAGACACAATAGGGCTTTGATCTTCTTGGTTTTCAAGATCTAAATAACCATTAGGCCAGCCTACTTTTTTCTCTAAGTTCCTAGCAGCTCTCTCGCCAAAACTACCGTGACCATTAATCATTTGTGAAATATGGCTCGTACTTAAGTCGTAATGTTCGCAAAAAGCTGCATCACTCTTAAATTTCCCAGATTCGATTAAAGCATCAATAGCTTTTCGCAGATTTCTGCGTCTTCTTGCAACAGTATCCATAAGCTCTATTTCATATAGTTTTTAGTAAAAAGTAAATTCGTATTCGCTAAATATCTGTTGACTTGTTTAGTGATTAAAATTAGTATTTACTAAATAAATCACTAAAGGAGATAACTATGTCTTCTTCAAACACAGAACAGCTTAAAGCTTACTTATCGAAGATGACTGTTGAAGAACGAAAAGCCTTTGCAAAAGCATGCCTAACGACTTTAGGGAATCTTCAACAAATTATTTATGTCAACAAAAAATGTGGTGCTGCATTAGCTATTCGAATTGATAAAGAAAGTGAAGGAAAAGTTCCTTGTGATGAACTTTGTCCTGATGTCGATTTCGATTATGTCCGCAGCCAAGCATTAACCGCTTAGGAACTAAACCATGAGCAAAGTATCAACCGAATTGAGTGCAAGGGCTAGAAATGAAGTTTCTAGAGTTTTGCAAGCCCTTGCATCAAGCAATCAAAGTCAGGTTGCCGAACAGTTGGGGATTGATCCAAGCACATTATCACGAATGAAAAATGATAGAAAATCCAATGGCTTGACTGAGCTTGAGAGCTGTTTGGTGCTATTGGACATTCTTGGATTTAAAACTGTACTCAAGAAATATCGAATGATTAGCGAGGAAAAACTAAATGCGCTTTTTGTGATGTCAAAAGCGTGGATGGAAAGCAAGCAAACCATTGACGATCTTTTTCAAGATGACATTGAAGATTTCGGCATGTGTTTTGAGCTTGGATATAAAGAAAAAGCCTGATGAATGAGATCAGGCTCAATGTTCAATCGGAGAAGGACCAAATGAACCATTCAATATTAGCAGACATTGAACTAAATCGGAAGATTAGTTTGTTTCAAAAAGCGGTTGAGGCTTATGTGCTTAATCGAACTCTCGAAAACTCTATGGCATTGGCTAAAGCGAAAGCTGATTTAGCTGCATTTGTATTGAGAGGTGTTTGATGGGTGCATCTATTCCAATTATTAAGTTGATTGAAGCTATGAACGAACAGCCAATAGCATTCAACAAGCACTATGTATTTTTAGGATGTGGGATCAATGGGGCCTTAATGCTCTCTCAATTGGTCTACTGGACTTCTCGCACTAAAGACAGTGAAGGTTGGATCTTCAAAACACATCATGAGTGGACTCAAGAAACTGGTCTTACTCGTCGTGAGCAAGATACGGCTAGAGCAACACTTAAATCACTTAAATTCATCTCTGAGAAAAAGATGGGTGTGCCGCGTCGTGTTTACTACCGTGTAGAGCGTGAAAACTTATATCAAGCTTTGATCGAATACTCTGAAAGCCTTGATATTAATATTATGCACAATTCCGCCATACTGAATGCACAAAACAGCCATACTGAATGCACAAATGCGCCAGACTGTATGCACAATTCCGCCATACTGAATGCACAAATCCGCCCATCTAATACAGAGAATACATACAGAGAATACACAGAGAATACTACAGATATTATTTGTGCTGAATCAGCACCAAAAACACAAAAATTCAAAGCGAAAGATTTCTTGTTGAAAAACGGAGTATCTGAGCAAACAGCAACAGAATATCTTGATCTTCGTAACAAGAAGAAAAAACCAGTAACTCAACGAGCTTTACAACTTGTTTTCAAACAAGCTCAGGAAGCAAAGCTAAGCAATGAGCGTGTATTCCAAATTATCGTTGTTCGTGGTTGGGAATCTTTCAAAGCAGCTTGGAATTGGCAGGAGACAAATGCAGAGCTTGAGCAATTAGAAAATCCAGTTGTTGAGCAACAAGAGCAGGCTTCACTGATCAACCTACAAAGCAAGCCAAAAGGTTTCTTAGGAGGTGTTCAATGATTATTTCTGAAATCAAAAATATACAAATTGAACAGTCAGTTTTAGCAACTTTGATGACTGTAGTGGATTCTTACTCACAGGTTGAAGGAAAGCTTTGTGAAGAAGATTTCTTTGCTACGCGTCATAAATTAATTTTCAAAGCAATTGTTGATCTTGACTCTAAAAACTCGCCTTATGACGCAGTATTGGTTCATGAATATCTTGAAAGCCATAACCAGCTAGAACAAGTGGGTGGTGAGCAATACCTACTTACAATCATGGGTGATGCTCCAAGTAGTTATTTCAACTTAGAGTCATATGTTGAAAAACTTAAAGACTTAACAACATGCCGAAAGGTTGAGGTTGAAGCTCTCCAAGTACTCCAGAAGGCCCGTAATTTAACTGTGAGCCGTGGTGAACTTGTTCTGAATGCTCAAACTGCTTTTGCCGAGATTAACACTGATAGCTCAACCGAATCACTAATTCATATCCATGAAGCAGCAAGCAAAACATTCGGCTATATCAGTGAAAAAATGGAAGCTGCAGTGATGGGCGAAAGCATCATCAAGGGCATTCAAACAGGTATTTATGAGCTTGATCGTTTACTTGGTGATGTTGAGCCGGGGCACCTAGTAGTTGTTGCTGCTCGCCCAGCTATGGGCAAGACAACAATGATTCAAACCATTGCTAACCATGTATCAATCTTTCAGAAAAAGCCATCTTTGATTATGTCTGGTGAAATGCCAGAAGAACAGATAGCTATGCGTATGTGCTGTGCAATTGGACCAGCAGATATTGGCATGGTTCGCAATTCACCGCACTTATTGCCTAAAGAAGAATTCACAAACTACACCAATGCAGTCGCTTTGCTCCATAAGGTGCCAATCGAGATTGATGATAGGTCACGTCCGTCAATTGCAAATGTACGTGAATCTCTCCGCAAGATGAAACACAAATACGGAACAGTGGGTGCTGTATTTATTGATTACCTTCAAATCATGAAAACCACTAAGCAATTTGCGCGTGAAGATTTAAAGATTGCCTATTTCACAGGTGAACTTAAAGCGATGGCTAAGGAGTTTAACTGTGTTGTGGTTTTACTTTCTCAGCTTAACCGTGAGCTAGAGAAACGCCCAAATAAACGCCCAATCATGTCTGATTTACGTGAGTCTGGTGCTATCGAGCAGGATGCTGACCAGATCATCTTCTTGTACCGAGATGAGGTCTACAACAAGGAATCTAAGTACAGAGGAATTGCAGAGGCCATTGTAGGGAAGAACCGTCACGGAGAGATTGGCACAGCTTATATGCATGCTCAGTTGAAGTATTGCCAATTCACAAACCTAGATCAAAACGCAATTGAGCAATTGCATTCGTTTGGAGGTGCAGCGTGACTTTATCAGAAATCAGAGAACAACTTGCAGTAGTTGCAGAGCGTAATGGTCGTCCACCTTATGATTTATGTGTGCTTAAGGCTGTTCAATTTGCTGTGAATAATGGCACCGAGCATCCGCTTAAGGAGTATTTGACTAAACCTAAAGCAGCGATAAAGAGTGTATCGACTGTGAAAGGCCCATCAGCTAAGTCAGGTCCTAAACGTGCTCAAGCAACTGTTGAAGAAATTAAAGCGCTATGTGAATGGGTAGAAGATGAAGTAGGCCGTCAAGCAATGTTGGCTGAGAAGGCAGGTACAGCACCTTCAGTCCTATGGAGAATCAATAGAACTCAAACATGTACCAAGGCTCTATACAACAGGTTGATAACAGCTAGAAAAGAAATTGAAAAACGCCAAAAAGGAAATCCACTCTTAAAAACTCGTAATGAAGCAATGGATAAAGGGTTGCCTTATTACACAGGAAGAGAGTGTGAGAAGTGCAAAACAACAACACGCTATGTCACTTGCAACAAATGTGTTCACTGCATGGCTGAAGCTAATAAGCGCAAAAAGGAGATGGCAGCATGAGTATTCAAAACACATTGCAACAACGTGGTGAGCGTTACGGGGAGTTTAAAGACGTAGCCCAGTTGAGTAATGACTTGATGCGCTTACTTCAAGCTACTCCTAATTACAACGAGTCGCTTTCTGACTCGCAGCATTTCGCATTGGTCATGATCACTAACAAGATGGCTCGCATTGTTAATGGCGATCCTAACTACATCGATAACTGGCACGACATTGCAGGTTACGCAACGCTTGTTGAGCAAGAGTTAATCATGACAGGACATGACAAGGAGGCGGTATGAGCATGATCGTATTTCCATTAAAGAAGGCTGAAAAGTTAGATCGTCTTTGCTTATGTATTAATTGCAACAAACTCTTTGTTGATGCTGTTGATAGTCGCGACCATGGCATTTGTTCACTTTCTTGTGGCTATGCATTCCGCGGAATTGGTTGGAGTGACTTCCTATGAAACCAGAACAGTTTATTCGTGAGTTCGGGGTGGAGAAGGCGAGAGATGTTGTTGAGGGGTCGCCTGATGGTCACAAAGGATACAACGATGTTATTAACCAATACACAAGAGGGGTTTGGTTTAGTAGGGATGTGATGCTTTCCGACCTCAAGCGTCTGGTGGAGTCTTTGGATTTGGTTGAAAAGTTGGGCGGCTATGGTAAGTGCAAATTTTACATGACTGGAATGAAGCTTAATAAATGTGATTCTGTCAAATGCCCTAAAACTGGACTGATTGTTTCACGTGCTGCTCTGGAAATAGCCATAAATGACTATCGAGAATCAATATACGGAGGCGGGGATGAGTAAAGTTCACAATTTAAAAACTGATCCAGAAGTTTTTCAAGCTGTTGTTGATGGTCGTAAAACATTTGAGATTCGTTTCAATGATCGAGATTTCAAAGTTGGCGATGAGCTGATTTTGCTTGAGACGATACATTCAGGCGAGCAAATGAAGCAAGGCATGCCGCTTCTATATTCAGGCAATGAACTTCGTAAAACCATCTCTTATGTCTTAAGCGGGTATGGGCTGCAAGAAGGATGGGTAATTTTAGGGATTAAAGGAGCCAGTCATGAGTGAGTTTGAGGGTAAATCTGGAAAGTGGGCTTGGGAGATTCAAAAAGAACAACAAGCGAATCTGGATGAGCTTAAAAAATCAATAAGTGAAATGGCTCAGAGGTACAGAGTTGAGGCACATGAATTAAGTCGTATAAGAGATTTTGAAAAGTCTCAGATGTATAGCCATTTTGCTAGGGAGTTGGACCATTTGCTGAAGGGTGGTGCTTGATGTCGTCAGTCAGCATTGCTGAATACCGCAAGTTATTTCCGATAAAGAAAAATAAAAAGCGGCGTTCAGCAAAGCAAGTTGCCAGACAACCAAGTGTGGGTGAAATGGTTCTGGCAACGCATTTAAGAGCATGCAAGATTGGTTTTGAACAGGAATATAGGTTCCATCCTGATCGTAAATGGAGAGCAGATTTTTTAATAACGGGTACGAAGATTTTGATTGAGGTAGAAGGCGGGATCTGGAGTGGAGGCCGTCATACAAGGGGCAAAGGCTATATAGGGGATATGGAGAAATACAACTCCGCAGCAATGATGGGTTTTACAGTTTTACGGTTCAGCACAGAGCAAGTTAAAGCAGGCGTGGCAATACAGCAAATTGAAATATTAATGAAGGGTTAATAGGAAGGCGATTATGTTAGTTGAAAAGTTTGATTTTATTGAGTTACTTCGCCTTGCTATTGCTCAAAGCGAAGGTAAAGGAAAAATTACTAAGCATGTTGTTTTGGGAGAAATTGCCTTATTGCCTGCAGGTGCAAAAAAATGGGCAGAATTACTGCTTGAACGTGTTGATTTTGAGCGCATTGCAGAAATCACAGAAACAAAGAAAATTTATGAGACCAGGATAATTAATGGTAAGGAATCAAAAAAGCGTATTGGTGAAATACCGGGTAAAGTTGAAATAAAAAAAGGGGAGATTAACTCAGCTGATTTTTTCCGCGTTAGAAACGTACTGGCGGGTAAGATCCATCGTGAAATGATCAAAAAGAACTTTAAGCCAAATAATTGTCAGGGCGATTTATCAAATGTGGCCAAAGGTATTGCTGAGGTTGTTTTGCGTGGGCGATTATTTACAAAGGCAATGTGTGGCCATTGCCAGGGATTAGGCAAATTGGAGTTATTCAATGAAAAGGGATATCCAAACGGCTCTAAATTTTGTGATAAATGTGGTGGTACGGGGAAACGCCCTTATACATTGCATGAAAAAATCACGATCGCAAAATTAAAAGTATCTAAATCTGGATATTCTGAGCGCTATGAACCATACGAGTTAATTGCTGAAGCATGTATAGAGAATTGGGAAAACAGTATTAGAACAAGCTTGGCTAGATCGTTTCATTTTGAATCAGAAGAAATCACCCTTGCTTGACATAAACAGAACGGTTGAGTATAAGTATTTCTAAAATGGGCGCTTTATACATGGATCGCCAGAAAAATTTAATAGAAGCTCACTAATTTTAGTGGGCTTTTTGCGTATCTAGAGCATTGAAAATGGAAAACACCTGGCATGCTGACCAAGAAAAACCAGAATTACGGCCAGATGAAAAACCTTTGAATTGCCCATTTTGTGGATCTGATTCAATTTGTACGGATTCTTCACATTATGGAAAACCAGATGAAGACGGCTCTATAGCGTGGGATGCTTTCACATGGTGTCATGATTGTGGATCAAAAGGCCCTAGTGCTTGGGCGATGATCGCTTGGGATGAAAATTTTCATTACGACACTGTTTATGAAGAAAGATCAATTGTTAATTATGCTATTCGCCAGTGGAATACACGCAAATAAGATTTTTAATCTCGTGAGGGGTGTTTTATAAGCACACCTCTCTTTTAGCCGGACGGATTACGGCGCAAACGGCCCCGCTACATACTAGTTATTGGCGGGGCTTTTTCTTTTTGGAGTATGTATGACTGAATTTCAAAAAATTACGCATGAGATTAGACAGCTCCAAGTAGAGTTAAATCATTTGGGAAGCTGTACAACGAAAGGATTATCTACAGAACAGATCGCTCAATTAGATGAGCGATTTTTTTTAGCCATAGCAAAGCAAAACAAATTAATTGCACGGCTCAACAACAAGCCTGAGGGCTTCTTTTAAGGGGCTAGGGCATGGATGGTAAAGATTATTTTTGGCTTACTCGGAAAAAAGAACCTAAAACCAAACCCAAATCCAGACCACTGCCTAAGGCGAAGCAAAAATATCTCGAGGCTGAGGCAACACTTAAGGAAGAACTTGAGGATTTGGCGATTGGTTTTGAAAGTAAGTTTCAACCGATCCATACCAAACACTGGCGCTTTGATTTTCATGTTGTGAAATTGCGTTTGCTCATTGAAATTGAGGGTGGTCCCTGGTCTGGTGGACGTGGTGGAAAGCTGGCAAATAAAGCATGGAGTCTTGATCGATATGATCAAGCTGAAGAGATGGGTTATAAAATAGAGCGCTTTCATCCAGATTCTATTTTGTCGGGATATGTCATCAACTGGATAAAAAGTGAATTAGCGAGAATTGAAGATGGAGCAAATAAGACCATTTCCTCCAACTGATTTTATGGATCAGGCCGAAGAAGAGGAAGCACTCCGTTTAATACCTGCACCTGATTTAAAACTATGGGTAGTTGCTAATTTTCTTACGCTGGGTGGACCTTTACATAATCCAGATCACGACCATATCGCTGAGATGCTTCATGATAATGAGGGTTTCTTGGCTTTTGCATGGGCTTCTTCTGCTTATACCAGAGCTAAGCGTATGGTGCTTGGCCAATGTGAAAAGGTTATGTTTCAACAAGGCGGCTGGAAGAAAGCCCGACAAGAGCAGCAAATGCGCGACTGGTTCGGATTCGTTCCAGTTTACTTAATCACAATCGATGCAAGCTTTTGTGAAAAGGCAAACGATAGCGAGTTCTGTGCTTTGCTTGAACATGAGCTTTATCACATCGGTGTAGAACGAGACTCGGACGGTGAAATTATTTACAGTGATCATACTGGCTTACCAAAGCACTATTTAGCCGGTCACGATGTGGAAGAGTTTATCGGTGTTGTAAAACGCTGGGGAGCAAATGACAGTGTTAAGAGGCTTATTGAAGTCGCTAAAAACCCGCCGTTTGTTTCGAATCTTGATATTTCAAAATGCTGCGGAAACTGTGTAATCAATTGAGCCTAATGGCTCTTTTTTTTGCCCATTTTGTTATACGTAGTTATACGATGAGGAAGTTATGGCGACACTAAAAGAGCCTGTGAAAATCTTTATAGTTCAGTCTCTTGCTTGTCGTGATACACCTCAAGAAGTAGCTGAACTCGTAAAACAAGAATTTGGCGTTGATATAGATCGTGTTCAAGTTGCAACTTATGACCCTACAAAGGTTGCTGGTAAGAACTTAAGCAAAAAGTATGTCGAACTATTTGAAAAAACCAGAGATGAGTTTGATAAAGGCTTAATTGATATTCCAATTGCCAATAAGTTCTACCGATTGAAGCAATACCAAAGACAGCTTGAGAAGACTAGAAACGTCAAAACAGCCTTAAAAATTCTTGAACAAGCCGCTAAAGACATTGGTGGTCAATTTACTAATCGCCAAGAAATTACAGGCAAAGACGGCGGACCAGTTCAAACGGTTAATTCTGAAATTCCAGTTCCAATGGAAGATTACTTAAAAGCGCGGAGGGAAGTCTTAGATGAGTACTGATGCGGCTCGGGATAAAGCCATCCGGATCGAGGCGCAAGAAGATTTATATTTCTTCACAAGGTACATGTTTAAGGAGCGCCGTGGTTATAAATGGATGCAAAATTGGCACCACTTAGAAATCTGCGAAGCTTTAATGAAAGTTTATCGCGGAGAGATAAAGCGGTTAATTATTAACGTTCCACCACGATATTCTAAAACTGAAATTGCTGTAATTAATTTTATGGCTTGGTGTTTTGGTAAGAATCCAGACTGTGAGTTTATTCATATCAGTTACTCGGCAATGCTTGCCGCAAATAATGCCTTCCAAATACGAACCCTTGTGCAAGAAGAGGCGTATAGAAAAGTCTTTCCCGAGCTTACATTGCGTGATGATAGTAAGGCTAAAGACTTCTGGAGAACTTCCCAAGGTGGTGTCTGCTATGCGACTGGTACAGGCGGTACGATTACTGGTTTTGGTGCAGGAAAACTTCGTAAAGGCTTTGGTGGCTGTATTATTATTGATGACCCACATAAAGCACATGAAGCTTCATCAAAAACTATTCGAGAAGGGGTAATTGATTGGTTTCAGAACACACTCGAATCGCGTACTAACTCGCCAGATACGCCAATCATTGTGATTATGCAGCGACTTCATGAAGATGATTTAGCTGGATGGTTGCTAGGTGATAGAAAAGACGGCGTTCCTGTAGCTGGTGGTAACGGTGAAGTGTGGGAGCATCTATGTCTTTCAGCTATTCAGGAAGATGGATCCGCACTGTGGCCAGCAAAACACAATATCCAAAAATTGAGGCTAATGGAGCAAGCCGCACCATATGTATTTGCCGGGCAGTACCGACAAATGCCATCACCGCCAGCAGGCGGTTTTTTTAAGCCCGACAATATTCAAATTGTTGATGCTTTGCCTGCGGATGTATTGAAACAAGTTAGGGCTTGGGATTTTGGGGCTACCGAAAATGAGGGCGACTTTACAGTAGGTGTGCGAGAAGCTCTAGGCGCAGATGGTTTTACTTACATTGTCGATGTAACTAAAGGACAGCTTGGACCTGACAATGTGAATAAGCGCTTAGAACAAACAGCAAAAATAGATGGGAAAAAAGTTTCTGTGCGTCTACCACAAGATCCTGGTCAAGCTGGTAAATCGCAAGCTAGTTCATTTGTGAAGCTTCTTGCGGGTTATAGCGTGATAGCTAAGCCAATTTCAGGTGACAAGCTTACACGGGCACAACCATTTGCGGCCCAAGTTAACGTGGGAAATGTACGTATGCTCAAAGGTGAATGGAATAAGGACTTTATTGATGAGCTTCGTCATTTTCCTAACGGTACACATGACGACCAAGTGGATGCAGCTTCAGATGCGTTTAATGAATTACATGAAGGATTTGAAACCTTCTTCGCTGATATGGGATTTGCACGATGAGTGATGTAACTTTTCAACATCCTGAATATGTTAAAAACTTGCCATACTGGCAAAAACTTGATGATGTTTGTGAAGGTGAGGATGCAGTTAAGGCTAAAGGTGAAAAATATTTGCCGATGCCAAATGCACATGATAAGTCACCTGCAAATAAAAGTGCTTATGAGGCTTATCTTACCCGTGCAGTCTTTTATGAAGTAACAGGGACGACATCAAATAGTTTAGTTGGAGCAGCTTTTGCAACAGATCCAAGTTTTAAATTTCCTCCCGAGCTTGCTCATTTAGAGCGTAATGCGAATGGAGCAGGCATTAGTGCTTATCAATTGGCTCAAAATGGAATTCGCCATTTATTGAAGCATTATCGTTGCGCTTTATATGTTGATTATCCTGATGTGCCACCAGCTCGTAATCTAGCGGAATTTAAAGCACAAAAAGCCTATCCGATGATTCATTTACTAAATGCCCTTGATGTAGTGAATTGGGATTCAGTAATGATCGATAACCAGAAAAAGCTTTGCTTAGTGGTTATACGTGAATTTAAGTCTGAGCGCGGTGCTGATGGATTTAGTAAAACCGAACAAGAGCAATATCGTGTACTTCGTTTAGAGCAAGAGGGAAATGGGGAATATATTTATTCCGTTCAGGTGTACACAAAGGGTGAAAAGGGTAACTGGGTTGGCGGAGAGAAGAAGTTTCCAACAGATTACAACGGGAATTTCTGGACCTATATACCTTTTACATTTGTAGGTGCAATTGATAATTCAGAAGAGATTAAAAAGCCACCATTACTTCCTTTGGCTAATCTCAATTTAGCCCATTACAGAGACAGTGCGGACTTTCAAGAGTCCGTTTTTTATATGGGGCAACCTCAATATTATGCGAAGGGTGTTAATTGGGAGTGGTATGACCAAGCCAAGAAACGTGGCATCTACATTGGAGCGAAAGTACTTTTGCCTTTACCTGAAAATGGTGGTTTAGGAATTGTACAAGCCGACCCTAATACTCTTGCCCGGGAAGCGATGAAAGATAAGTGGGAAAAAATGAAGGAGATGGGGGCGCGTTTAATTGAGAAGGGCTCGGGAAGTAAAAAGACCGCTACCGAAGCGAATAGTGATGACGCCGTTCAGCATTCAGTTCTTTCGCTCTGTGTCGTTAATATGAATGAAGCCTTGTCAGCAGCATTACGATGGGCTGCTAAGTTTGTAACGCCTAATGTGGATGTTCTAACTAAAGATGATTTGATGTTCGAAATCAGCCAAGAATTTAACAAACAGGGTTATTTAGCTGAGTTAGCTCGACAGTTATTTGAAGCAGCTCTACAAGGCCGATCTTCATTTAAATCATGGTGGGAATACAACCAAACAGGTATGTTCCCTAAACAAAAATATGAAGAAGAGCTTCAGAATGTTGAAGCAGAGCAAGATGGGACTTTAAATCAAAAGGTAGAGTGAGATGGCAACAGATATCAAAAAACTATTTGAAGCACTCACTCAGCACCAGGCCTATCTTTATCGTGCTTCATCAAAAACGGTAAATGAGTTATTGGCTTTATTCAATGATGATACGAGCAAGATGCTATCTAAGCTTCGGGATTTATTGGATGAGCTTAATGAGTCGGAGAAAGTTGCTTTAGCTGGTGGTAAATATACAACTTCAAATTTAAGGGAAATTAGGGATTTGATTGCCCAATGGTTTGCCAGTGTTAATTTAGCATTACCTGAAGCTTTTGCCGTTTCTGCTACGGCGCTGGCTGTTTATGAGGCCAATTACGTAGCTAAGCTCTATGGAGCAAAAATTAATAAGCCTGATGGGGAAAAACTATTCTTATCCGCTAAAAAAGTTCCGTTGGCAGGTGGCGCTCTTGTCGATGATCTGCTTTCAAGAATTGCTGAAAGTGCCCGTCAAAAGGTTGAGTATGCAATTCGAGATGGTATTAATTCAGGCAAAACTAACCAAGAAATTGTTCAGCGTATTCGTGGTACCAAACGGCTTAACTATGAAGATGGGATCTTAAATGGTACCAAAACTGATATTGAGCGAACGGTAAGAACTGTGCGAAGTCATGTAGCTAATCAAGCCTATCTAAATAGCTTCAACCAAATTGGCTTTGAATATGTCCGATTTGTTAGCGTTTTAGATGGACGAACTTCTAAGCTTTGCGCTTCATTAGATGGTTCAGTGTGGGAAATAAATGATCCGGCAAAGCGAGTGCCGCCGTTACATCCTAACTGTCGCAGTATCTTGGTTCCGGTCGAGAAGGACGGTCAACTTGTTGGCGAACGGCCATTTGTAATGGACGAACGTAGAGTTAAAGACATCCCCAAAGAAGAGCGAAGCCAGTTAATAGGACAGTTAGATGCCAATACCACTTTTAAAGAATTCTTTAAAAAGACAGATGATTTCTTTCAAAAAGAGTGGCTAGGGCCGAAGCGTTACAAGCTCTATAAGGAAGGAAAATTTGATTTTGAAAAGTTCTTTGATCCTGAAGGCCGTTTCTATAGCTTAGATGATTTGAGAAAGTTGGATGAAAAAGCTTTTAAAAAGTTGGGTCTGTAATTTTTCTTATGTTATTTTTTTTAAAACATCAGAATTTATACAATATGAAAACAATAGCTTTTGTATGTCTAACCCTAATTTCCATCACTTGTTTAGCTGAACCAAGTCAAAAATATCTTAAAGAATATGATCGATTGTCTGAAGCTTTGGAGTCAGCAATGGCAAATGCATATTCTTTTGATCCTACAACTGGTCAAGTAAAACAGGCTACTCAAGATTTAGAAGCTAAAAATAATTTATGTAGAGCTGCCCAGGCGAAACTAAACCTCACCACGTTTTTAAAAGACAATTTAGAGGAATCTAAAGAGCTTTATAAATCTATTGATGGTGCAGAGACTCTAGATAAAAATTATCTTAGTGGACAACAGCAGGAACAACAAAATCTCGTTTCAAATTTGAAAAAAGACCTTGTTGGAACTGGATTTAACTGTGAGTAATTATCGCCGATGACAGGCAATCCTAAATTCACTTTAGACACAATTTTCACCTATAAAAGCGCCCAAACAGCGCTTTTGTCATTTATGGAGTTTGGCTTATGAGTGAATCAAAAGTTAGACATTTGGTACTTAAAAGAGTTTCAGATAAATCTTCTCATCTTGCTCTTTGTGACGAGGAAACAGGTATTCCATTAGCTGGATTAACCGCTGTAAAAATGAATTGTAGTGTTTTTGAGGGTCCAGCGACTATCACGGCAACATTTGATGTAGGTGGTCCTCAAGGCATCCGCTTAGTTGGTGATGAACCTAGATCAGAGGTTTGGAATAAAAAGTAAACGTAGCTAAAGGTACTACAAATGCCTGAAAAGCAAATCAATATGTCAGATGCTCAATATATTCTGAGCACAAAATGAATTCTGGTGCCATTTCTTCAAATTAAGGTTTCAAGCCATGGCAATTTATGGTTTTACTTTTGAAAGATTAAAAGCAATTGCACTCATCAAATAGAACTTAATTTTTAACCATAGCACCTTCGGGTGCTTTTTTTGTGAGAAGAAAATGCCAAGCCCTATTATCCAATATTTCCAATATGAACATTTACCTGAACATTTGCAGCAAGTTAGTAAGCCAATTGGTGATTTAGCTCGGCAAATGGATGAGCAACTTCCTGACGGGCCTGAAAAATCCACTGGATTAAGAAAGCTACTTGAAGCAAAAGATGCATTTGTACGCCAAGCTTTAAGTAAATAATCATTTATAGAAATGAAGCGTCCTAAAGGGCGCTTTTTTATTGCCTGCCGAAAGCGGATGCTAACGGCGAATCCGGGCGGATGCCCATTTTGTATATATAGGTTGGATGACCAATGAAACTTAAAACAGTAACAATCGACGGTAAAGTTTATGCGGAAGTAGACGGTGATAAGCCGATCTATATTCATGATGACGGCAAAGAAATGCCACATGATGCACCACACTCGGTAGCAACAATTGCACGCTTAAACAATGAAGCTAAAACACATCGTGAAGCCAAAGAAGCAGCCGAAAAAGCATTAAAAGCTTTTGAAGGAATTGAAGACCCAGCGGCAGCTAAAAAGGCATTACAAACAATCCAAAATCTCGATGATAAAAAGCTGGTGGATGCCGGTGAAGTTGAGAAAGTTAAAGCTGAAGCTATCAAAGCAGTTGAGGAAAAATACGCCCCGATTGTTGCGCAACGTGATGCTCTAGAAGCCTCTTTACATAAAGAACTTATCGGCGGTGGTTTTGCTCGTTCTAAGTACATTCAAGACAACATTGCAGTACCTGTGGATATGGTTCAGGCAACCTTTGGCCATCACTTCAAAATCGAAGAGGGCAAGGTGGTTGCATATGATCCGAACGGCGAAAAGATTTATTCGCGTGTCCGACCGGGTGAACTTGCAAATGTTGATGAAGCTTTAGAGTCATTGGTTGGTGGATACCAGCATAAAGACTTAATTCTTAAAGGTGGTAAAGGAACTGGTGGCGGTTTTCAAGGTGGGGGCAAAGGTGGAGCACCTACTGGAATGAAACGCAGTGAAATGTCTGTTTCTCAGAAAGCAGATTACATCAAAGAACATGGCAATGATGCCTTCCTAAAACTACCGAACTAATCATTAAATATTTGGAGATAAGTAGTTATGACTACGACAGTTAATTCCGACATGATCATCTACAACCAACTGGCCCAAACAGCGTATTTAGAACGTTTACAAGACAATTTGAATGTCTTTAATGAAGCTTCCAATGGTGCGATTATTTATCGTAATGAGATCATTCAAGGTGACTTCAATAAAAACGCATTTTATAAAGTTGGTGGTAGCATTAAACATCGTGATGTGAACTCCAATGCAAAAGTCACTCCGGAAAAAATCGGTGCAGGTGAGTCTGTAGGTGTAAAAATTCCATATAAATATGGTCCTTATGCATCTACTGAAGAGGCATTTAAACGCCGTGCTCGTACACCTGAAGAATTTGCTATGGTTGTTGGTTACGATCTTGCAGATGCATTGGTTGCAGGCCGATTAGAGTACAGTTTAGCTTCTTTAAAAGCGGCCATTTCTAGCAATCCGGACATGGTTGCAAAAGGTAGTATTGTAGTTGATGGTCGCAAAGCATTAACTCGTGGTATGCGTAAGTTTGGTGATAAGTTTGGCCGTATTGGTTTATGGGTGATGAACTCAGATACATATTTCGATATTGTCGATGATGCAATCACTAAGCAAATTTATGGTGAATCTGAAATCGTTATCTATGGTGGTTTACCCGGTACATTAGGTAAGCCAGTCTTGGTGACTGATGCTGTAGGTGATAACGATGCTTTTGGCTTGCAGTATGGTGCTGTAACAGTAACTGAATCACAAGTACCGGGCTTCCGAGCTTATGACATCAATGATGAAGAAAACTTAGCAATCGGTATGCGTGCTGAAGGTGCATTTAACCTAGATATTCTTGGTTATAGTTGGGATACATCGAAAGGTGAAAATCCTGACCTTACATTACTTGGTTCAAGCGCTAACTGGATTAAATATGCAACCAGCAACAAAATGACAGCAGGTACCTTACTTGATTTATCAGGTACAGCGACAACTGGTTAAAACCTAAAAATTAAAACCTAAGGGGGCTAATAAGCCCTCTTTTTATTATTAAGAGAAAAGCGCCATGAAGATTATCTATACACGCATTGCAGCAGCTGCTGCATTAGAGACGGGCATTATTGCTAACCCTGACTATTATGAAAACCCAAATTTGAAAGCAAAAGAGGTAATTATTTACGGTAATTATCCAAAGATTCAAAAGGATTACGAATCTTTAGAAGTTCCAGTTGAAGTTCGTAAGTTGGAAGAGCCACAAAAAACGACTTTGGCCACGGTAAATGTCGAGGTAGGAGTCACCCCTGAACTTCAAACTGTGATTGATGATGCAAAAGCTGAGTGTGAAAAGATAGTTGAAGAAAACACTCAGCTTAAGCAGAAAATTGCCATCTTAGAGCAGGCCGGCGGCAACCAGTCAGAGTTGTTATCTGAGAATTCACGATTAAAAGATGCAGCAGTCTTAGCAGATAAAGCTCTTAAAGATGCTGAAGCTCAAGTGGTCGGTATAAAAACTGAATTTGAAGCTTTTAAAAACGATATTCCCGCAATGCAAGCGCGTATTGCTGAATTGGAAGCTGGAAAAGCGGCAGAAAACCCAGCTACAGAAACGGCAGCTAATGATTTTGAAAACTGGTCAAATGATCAATTAAAAGAGTATTTGGCTAGTAAAAACATTGGTTACAAACCGTCTGCAACAAAAGCAGAACTCCTTAAATTAATCCCGAAGGAATAATGCAATGAGCTTTATTACTGTAGATGACGCAAATTCAATTTTGGGCAGCGATTTTGCACCAGACAGTGATAAAGCTCGTCTGGTAAAGCTGGCTAATGTTTGGATGAAAAAACGGATTGGTTTTGTACCAGATCCTATTGATCCACTTCTTAAAGACGCGGCTTGTGAAATTATCAAAGGAATTCTGGCCAAAGTAATTTATAACGGCAAAGACCAGCAGTTGAAGCGTAAGAAGGTCAAAGCTGATTCTGTTGAGTCAGAAAAAGAATACCAAGATGGATCTGAAGCAATTTCTAGCTTTGAACAGATAGCAATTGATTTTATTGACTCACTTGATTTGAAAGATCCAAATGCAAGTTTTAATGGCTTTGGCATACCACTTTACAGGGCATGATATGGGCTTACGTGACGAAATTCAGGCAGATATTGCCGAAGCATTTAATGATGATTTAGCGGACGCCGTTCATACCTTTACATGTGAGCGGATCTCAAAAACAAATTGGGATCCTAAGACTGAAACGTATGTTGAAGTTAAAGAAAACTATTCTGGCCGTGGCGTTCTGTTTGGCTCATACAGTCAATATGAGATTCAAACGCTTGGAGTATTGGCCACTGATAAGAAGGCTACAGTGCTGCAGAATGAAGTAACTATGACTCCAAAAATTGATGATGAGTGGTTAACAGCCTTAGGTTCATTCCGGGTAATTCATATTCAACAGGATCCAGCTAGCACAATATGGAAATGTCAGCTTCGAAAAGTGTAGGGGCTAAAATGGTTAATCCTGATTATGTTCCTGAATGGTATATCTCGCCTTTTCAACATGTGCAGTACACGCTTGCTCGAAATCAACTACACATGGATTTGTTATTTGAAGATATGGATAAGGCCGATCAATTTTTGGATATGGGAGCGGATGCGCAAGTTAGTACTTTTTCTGATGGTGCATATGCAATCGTCCAAATTGGTGATACGGCGGATAAAGACCGAATTCAAGTTTATGGATTGCTTTTACATGAAGCTGTTCATGTCTGGCAAAAGATTAAAAAGCTCATGGGTGAACGAGAACCGAGCTCTGAGTTTGAAGCTTATTCAATTCAGGCGATCGCTCAGTATCTCTTTAAGATGTATGAGGAAAGCGAGTTAAATGATGGGATGGAAGGGGAAAAGGCCAACTGATTTTAGTTTTGATGTGGCTAAAATGGCAGAGGAAAAAGTAAAGAAAATTACAATGGATGCTGTTCAGTCTTTGGTCGTTTCAAGTCCTGTTGATACTGGCGCTTATCGTGCTTCGCATATCGTTTCTGTTGGATCTGGCGATTACGGAGTGCGAGAACCCTCTACAAATGCCGTGCAAGATGCCGCGATTCAAGCTGTTAAGTTTAAGTTGGGTAGTTTGATCTATATTCAAAACAACCAGCCATATGCTGAGCGTTTAGAAAACGGTTGGTCCGATCAAGCACCGCAGGGCATTTATAGCACAACGTTTACTTATATTACTCAAAAGTACGGTGGCTAAAATGGCAATGACTTTAGAGCAAGCTAGACAAGCTATCGTGGACCGAATGATGAGCTTCACAGGAATATCTCAAGACAGAATCCAGTATCCAAATGCACCAGGTTTTACGGTACCAACAAAAGGTGTGTGGTGTCGTTTAACCATTACGGGAGGACCAAGTTTTATTGCTGGACTAGGAAATAAGCCGTGTACACGCCGTACTGGGAATATCTTAATTCAATGTTTTGCCCGTCCTAATACTGGAGACAGGGGAGTAACAGAACTTAGTGATGCTTTGCTGGCACATTTTGAATATTTCTCAGTCGAACATTTAGAATGTTTGAATGGTCAATCAATTTTTGTCGGTCAAGATGCTGACTTCACTCAGTATAATGTGACGATTGGTTATAGGGTGAATTGATATGTCCTGCATGCTGACGCTAGAAGAAATCGAAATTAAACGGCAAGAGCTTGAACGACACTTGGCAGATGTAATGGCTAAGGAGCTAAGTAAATGGCAGTTGTCTAATAAATTATGTATTTCTGATGTAAAAATTCGCCTCGCTAATGTTAATAGCATAAATGGACCAAATTTAAATATTGTTACTGGAGTAAGTGTTGATTTGGATGATTGATATTAAGTTTTAAAGAAGTTACCGCCTGAGGGCGGTTTTTTTACGTCCCTAATTTTATAGCCACCTTCGGGTGGCTTTTTTTATGCCTAACGTCGGAGTATATAGATATGTCGAGTGGTGCACGTCAGATAACACAAATCGCGAAGGAAACCACTGTTGGTACCACACCATCACCCTTCGTACGTACGACCTTTGAATTTACTGAAAATGGCCTTGATGCGACAGTAACAAAGGAAGACTCTAACTCAATCACAAGTGGCCGTATTGCACGTTCATCAATGATTACCGGTGCAGAGTATGCCGGTGAATTAAAATGTGAAGCGAAGTACAGTTCATTAGTTCAAGACTTAATGGCTGCAGCTGCTTTTAATAATTGGTCGTCAAATGTATTAACTTTTGGTGGCACACTTCGTCAAACATTTTCTGTTTTACGTGGCTTTGAAGATGTTAATGACTACCATGTTTTCCGTGGGTGTCATGTAAACACTTTTGGAATTGATATTCCTGAAGCTGGCTTAATTACAATGACTTTCGGCCTTATGGCTCTTGGTCGTACAAACTTTTCTTCAGCACCGGCTGGAACAATTACAGCGGCAGATAACAATCCTAAAATGTCGAATGTCTCTGTAGGTGACATTTTAATTGACGGCGTTTCTCAAGCTGGGATTTCATGCTTGACCGCTTTTACATTTAATTGGGATAACACAATGCAGCTACAACGCTGTTTAGGTGGTGGTATTGATGCACGTGCAATCCTAGAAATGCTTGCAACAGGTACAGGTTCATTTACCGCAGCTTGGTCACGCAATACATCCGATATGTATGAAAAGCAATTCACTAACAAAACGATTTCATTAAAAGTTCCAATCACTGATACAGATGGGAATAAATATGAAATTTTTATTCCTAAAGCTGAAATTACTGCTCCATTACCTAGTGGTGGTAATTCAGATCTTTTAAATGCTTCATTCGAATATAAAGTCGTAGAAGTAGCACCAACAATTACTCGTACACCAGCAGCAGTTCCTGCGCCTTAAATATTAATCTGATAGCAGCCTTAGGGCTGCTTTTTTTGGAGTTTAAAATGGCTTTAAAAGTAAGCATTCAGACCAGTAAAACAGTTAGCAAATGGCGGGAGTATGTTGATGGCGATGGCAATGTTTTAGCTGAATTTAAGATACGCGGTATCGCATATAAACCATATCAAGTAGCTCTTGAACGAGCAAATAACCAAATCACATCTAAAGGTTATGACGTAAGTAAAGCTAGTAAAGATGACAAGCTCTATCATGAATTGCTTCTTGAAGCTGCAGCCTGCCATTTAATTGAGGACTGGAAAGGCGTAGTTTTTGAAGAAGTAACCGAAAACCAAGAATTGATTGTGTATGAACCAGAATATTCGCAGGAAAATGCAATTAAATTGTTGAATCTAGGTGATCTTGGCGTAGCAATCTGGTTGTTTGTGAGACAAGAAGCAGAAAACATCCAAAAAGAAGCAGATTCTTATAAGGATGAAGTGGTGGGAAAGTCCTCAAGCTCTACAACTGGTCAAAGTTCAACTCAGAGCAAGAAGCGAGTGACTACAACCAGAAGCAAACGGCAATCGCCCAAGCCTTAAATTTGAAGAAGCCAGAAGAATTCCAGAAGCCTGAATATTCATTTACCTCACATGCAATATTAACGGCATATAACATCATTTCACGCTCAAGACGTTATGAGCAAGGTATTCCCTTGGCTTTGGATATTGCAGCTATATCTGCATATTGTGATCATTATGAACTACCAGTCGACAAAGATATTTTTAACGACTGCATATTCGCTATGGATAATATTTTTCTTGATGATTCGCATAAAAAAATGAAGCATTCTACTAAAAAATAACCCTAGAGGTATTTACTGAAAACAACCCTAGGGTTATAATTATCTCATCAAGTTAATAAGGGGACGGTGTGAAAAGTCTGGATTTAATCAAAATGATTGAAGCAGACGGTTGGTATGAGGTTAGGGTTTCAGGAAGTCATCATCACTTTAAACACCCAACCAAAAAGGGATTAGTTACTATCCCGCATCCTAAAAAGGATTTACCAAGCGGAACTGTTAAAAGCATTTTGAAGCAAGCGGGTCTAAAGTGACCCGCTTCAATCAGACTCATATAGTCCTATTTCGCAGTACGATTTTGTACATGAGGTGAGTGCAATGTTGTATCCAATTGCTATTGAGAGAGGTACAGACACCGAGGCCTTTGGTGTCACCGTTCCAGATATTCCAGGATGTTTTAGCGCAGGCGATACATTAGAGGAAGCTATCGAGAACGTTAAAGAGGCAATTTCTGGCCACTTAGAAATCCTTGCTGAAGATGGAGAAGAAATTCCATTAGCATCGGATGTCAGTAAGTTTATTGACCAAGAAGATTATAGAGGTATGATCTGGGCAGTTACTGAAGTTGATGTCAGCCGTTATTTAGGTAAGCCGGAAAAAATCAATGTAACTTTACCTAGCCGTTTAATTCGGAAGATTGATGATAACGTAGGTAAAGATAAAAGATTTAAAACTCGATCAGCATTTTTGGCCGCTGGTGCTGAAAAGCTATTACATGCTTAATGTAGTGAAGCCACTCAATCGAGTGGCTTTTTAATATCTAAAAAATATATAATAGAAACAATTAATTATAAGATTCTAGAATATGTTAGCAAAACTTTTATATACATTGGGGTGCTCTATTTTATTAGTGGTTTTAATTAGCTGCACTAAACAAGTTGAAATACAACCACTCCCTCCTTCAGTTGAAGAGGAATATCTAACTTCAAAACAAGAAATAGATAAGATGCTTGATGCATTAAATAATCATGATGTACCAAATGATGAGAAGCGAGAGATATTGTGTAAGACATATCCTGAAGTCTACAAAAATCACTATATGCCAGCATTACTGAAGCTTTCTCCACATCAATATTCAGAAGAAGTGCTTTTGAGAGATTTTGAGGCTGTGATTAAGTTTTATAAACAAGCTTGGTCTATTAAATGTATCTAATGACTAAATATTAAGAAATTTGAAGGGTAGTTTTTAATTCTTTGAACTGTTAAATTTTACCCATTAATTTTGGTGGATATTTTCATGAGAAAAATATTATTAATAATTTTAAGCTTAATAGTTTCTGCTCAAATTTTTGCAAAAGACAAATACGATCCTGAATGTAAGATTAGTGGCTTTGATAATAGAACCATATGTAGTGTTAAGGAATATGGTGCTTACGTCTATGATAAACCAACAGCTTTAAGCTCGGTTTCATTTGGTGGTGTTTGGACAAGCGCGGACCCAGATAATATTGGATTAACGTTTAGTCTTGGCGACATATCTTCTTTAATAGAAAGTATTTCCTTTAATGTAGATGGTGAAATTCAGAATTTTAAAGTTTCAATTGATTCCACTAAATCAGTGCATATGGGGGGATCATTATGGAAATCTACTGGAGTAGTTATATTACCGAAGATTTACATAGAGAAAATGCTAAAAAGTAAAAATGTAAAATTCAGAATTGTTACGGTATCTAAAGGTTATCGAGAAGGTTCATTTTATTCTGAAAAAGGGCAGGCTAGTGAGCCAGTAAAAACTTTAAATGCTTTGATGAATAAGATTAAAGAATAAGGTGCTTTAGGGATGATTTAGCCTAAAGTATTACAAGTTTAGTTAGATAAAAACCCACTCATTGAGTGGGTTTTTTGTTGCCTGGAGAAAAGTGGTATGGCACAAGAATCTCGTTTAGTAATTGTCATAGATTCAAAAAATGCTGAACGTAATGCGCGTAATTTAGGTAACGAACTCGATAGTATAGAAAGAAAAGGTGAATTCGCATCTAAGTCCATGGATGGCTTGTCGGTAGCAACACGAACACTTGCAGGTTATATGGCTGGCTTAGTTACTGCGGGTGAAGCTGTTTCAAAAATGGATGCTTACACTGGACTTCAAAACCGTCTAAAGCTTGTTACTAAAAACCAAACTGAACTAAATAAAGCAACTGAAGATACTTTCAATATTGCTCAAAAAACTTATTCAGCTTGGGATTCAGTTTTACAGGTTTACCAGCGCTTTAGTGACAATGCTAAAACGTTGAATTTGACTATGGATGACACCGCTCGCTTAACTGAAACTGTCTCCAAAGCAGTAGCGATTAGTGGTGCCAGTGCTCAAGCTGCAGATGCTGCTTTAGTACAGTTTGGACAAGCTTTAGCAAGTGGTACTTTGCGTGGCGAAGAATTAAATTCTGTCATGGAGCAAACACCAGCATTAGCAAAAGCAATTGCTCAGGGTATGGGTATTACTGTAGGGGAATTACGATCAGTAGCCGCAGAAGGGAAAATTACATCTCAAGAGATTGTAAAAGCGCTCAGAAATGTTGAAAAAGATGTTGATGCACTTTTTGCAAAAACCGATATCACTATTGGGCAATCCTTAACACTACTCAACAACGAAATTACTAAATTTGTTGGTGAGTCAGGTAAAGGTTCTGGCGCAGCTCAAGTCCTTGCGGGCACAATTCAGACTTTAGCTGGAAATTTAGATGTACTGACCTCCGCAATGATGGTTGGAGGCGCATACTGGCTTGGAACATATATTCCTGCAATTTATGCCTCTGGTGTTGCTGTAGCTGCAAAAACGAAGGAATTAGCGGTTCAAACCGTAACGCAGTATGCTGCAATTCAGGCAGAACGAGCTTCTGCTGCCCAGCAAGTAATTAGCACTCAAGCCGTTGTTGCAAATACTCAAGCAACTTTAGCTGCAATTGCCGCAGAAAAAGCCTTAGAAGTACAGCGTTTAAAATCACAAATCACTGAAAAAGGCAGAACAGCGACATTAACTCGTATGGCTGAGTTAAAGAAAATTGAGGCTCAAGTTACTAGAGAGTTGGCAGTAGCGGAAGGTGCACTGGCAACAGCACAAGCTAGATCGGCAGCAGCTGGTGCAGCTAGTGTAGGGATTGGGTCACGTCTTTTAGGTTTACTTAGTGGTCCCGTTGGTATTGGCATTACTGTTGCAAGTTTAGCTGCCGGCTATCTATTAATGCGCAATAATGGTGACAAAGCCAACGATATGCTTGAGAAGCAATCACGTTATGCAGGCATGGCAGCTGATGAACTCATGAAGCTTGAAGGTGCACAAAAGCGAGCAGCGGAAGGTGAACTAACAAAGCAACTAAGTTTACAGAATGCTCAACTATCTAAATCTCAGAACGAGTTCTTGTTACTTACTCAGTCTATCACTGACAACAATAAGCAAAGTGCTGAAGCTTATCGAATATGGGCAGAATTAAAAACTGGCGTTATTGATGTAAACCAAGCTTTCAATAGATTAAATCAACTTTCGTTCATCAGTTCGGATCAAATTAACCAGCTGGCTGATAGCAAGAAGAAAGTAGATGAAAACTCAAAAGCTGTTAAACAAACAAACGCAGAGTTAAATCAGGTTCGCGCGTCTGGTGCCAATGCAAAAGCAGGTTTCAATGATGTTAGTCAAGGTGCGAAAGGAGCAGTTCAAGACGTAACTGAGCTTAATAAAAAGCTTAAGGACATCAATAAATCACTTGCAGATCGTAAATGGGATGCAGACTTTAAGTCGGTTTTGATCACTAAATATGGTAGATCAGCAGAAGAAGCAGAGCTTCTGTTACAGACTTATCGAGAAAACCAGAAAAAAGGTTTTGCAGGCGTCACAGTTGAACAAGACAAAATTATTAAAGGCATTATTAGTCAGGAAAGTGCTCTTGATAATCTTGTAAATAAGGATAAGGAGCGCACTAAAGAGCTTGAAAAACAGCAAAAAGTGCTTTCTGTTAATGCCAAAGTTCAGGCTAATGCTGCAAAGTATGGTTTTGCTGGAATTGAGTCTAAATATAATTTGCCAGCTGGTACTTTGTCTGCGCTACATATGATTGAATCACGTGGCAATGCCAGAGCATATAACAAGACTACTGGTGCTACAGGTGGGTTCCAATTTCTTGAAGGCACAGCTAAGCAATATGGCGTAAAAGACCGATATGATTTAGCTCAGTCTGCTGAAGGTGCCGGCAAGTACATGTCTTACCTTTTAAAACTTTTCAAAGGAGATTTAGAAAAAGCTGTACGTGCTTATCATGCTGGTGAAGGTAATGTTCAAAAGGGTAAGGGTATTGGCAAATACAACAACCAATACTGGAAAGACTTTCAGGGCTATATGGCTGGTATTAATGGATACAGTGCTGGTGATATCTCTTCCAAAGACTTTGACAAGCTTATTCAAGATGCCACCAAAATGGCAGAAGATCAGGCTAAATTGCGCCTTCAACTGGAAAACGATGTAGCTGATGAAGTGACCAAGATTAGAAATGATCTTGCTAAGAAGTTGGAAGATGTTGATAAAGCTAATTTTAGTCCTGAACGTAAAGAGCAAATAAAGGCAGAATTGCAAGCGCGTGCTGATAACGATGTTGCCATAGCTCAACAAGCTCTTAAAACTAAGCTTGATTCATTTCGTGATTTCACCAAGTCGGAAGAGCAGCTTTTAAAAGACAGTTTTGCAAAACGTCAATTTGAAGCCGAACACGACTTAGAGATGACGAAAGAACAGCGTAAAGAAGCTGTTAATTTGTTAGCTCAACAATTGCAACAAGAACTAGGTTTACTAAAACTTGCTCAAGAGCAACGTCTTTTTCAGGCTAAACAAGCTCTACTGACAGAAACCCAAGCCATGCAGGAACGCTATAGATTGGAGCGTGAAGCGATTCTTTTAAACTCCAAACTTAGTGATGAGGAACGTCAAAAATCGTTAGCCTTTTCTAAGGCAAATCAAGACAAGGAGATACACGATAAAGTTAATAGTGCTGTTCAAAACTGGGGTGGTATTCAGGCGAGTATCACTGGTAATAGTGGACAATTCGCTTTAGAACAGGAGCGCTTTAGCCGTTATGATGCTTCTCAAAAAGTATTTGATAGCCAGCTTGCTGATATTGAAACTCAGGAACAAGATCCAAATGCAAATATGGTAGCTCTAAATGCACAACGTGAACAAATCATGAAAGAACACTTTGAGCGTTTGAAATTGATTGAATCGACATATCAAAATGATTCAATGAATCTCCAGTTGGGGTATGGAGCTAGTGTCACAGGGGCATTGGCTGGCATGTTTAAAAATATGCTTGGTGAGTCATCAAGTGCATACCGCATTCTTTATGAAGGTCAGCGCGCATTTGCTTTAGCGCAGGCTGGAATGAACATGTGGAAAGCTGCTTCAGATGCTTACGCAAATGAGCCAGGTACTTGGTACCAAAAAGCGGCAGCAGCAGCGATCGCGACAATTAAATCAGGTACATTTGTATCTCTCATCCAAGCTGCAACCCCGCAAGGATTTGCGGATGGCGGTTATACCGGTAATGGTCTTAAACACACTCCAGCAGGGATTGTGCATAAAGGCGAAGTCGTATGGTCGCAAGAAGATATCAAACGCTGGGGTGGTGTTAGCGTTGTTGAAAGCATGCGTCAAAGTAAACCAAGTGGTTATGCAAATGGAGGTTATGTTTCTAATAATACTAGTGAAGCTATAGCAACACGACGGGAGGCACGACAATTTGATGCGATTAATTCAAATCAAACACAAAGCAGTTCGAGTGATATACCAATCAATGTTTATGTGACAGTTAATGCTGATGGTTCAAGTAAAACCGATACCCAAAATGATTCTAAGCAGCTTGGGCAAATGATCGGCAATGCTGTTAGAACGATTATCCGGCAAGAGCAACGACAAGGCGGTTTATTGGCTAAATAGTGCCATAAATGGAAAATTATTAATTAATTGATTTTTCTATTTAAAGTGAGTTAAAAGTTAGTTCCCATTAACCAATAAGGAGGAAATATGGGAACTGATGTTAACCCAGTGGCATGGGAAAACGCTGAAATTACTGCTTACGCATTAATTAGGAACCCTAATAGTAAAAACTTACTGGATTATTATCTAGAGTTTGGTTCGTATTTAGATAAAAAACATGGTGAATTCTCTGTTAGTAGCGGAGAAAAACCGGTATTTAGGTTAGGAGATAGGTCATTTATTCTAAATGATTTAAATCAACCATATTTAGAATCTCTAACTAGAATTCTTTACGAACTTTTCTACAAACACCAATTCTAAATGTTTATAGAAACAAAACCCCGCTCTTGGCGGGGTTTTGTTTTATAAGGAGGAAATATGAAAGCAATTCAATTTAAGAAAACAGGCCAATACACCGGTAATCATGATGAAGTAACACGTTTACTGGGCGGCACAGTAACCTATGTTGGTCAACGTGGAAGAGAGGCAAATAAGACTTATGAACGAGATGGAGAAACTTTCCCTATCCAATTCGATGATTGGCTTATAGATATTGAAGGTGTGATTCTTGTTTTGAGCGAGAAGCAATATGAAGCTCTTAAATCGGTGGCTCATAAGCATATAGGGTTAGGTGAGGCGATTGCGCGGCATGTCAATGAGTACTTAAGTCAACAACAGCGACAAGGCGGTTTATTATCAAAGTAACCCACTCGAATGAGTGGGTTTTTTAATGGGAGTACAAAAGTGAAAAAGTACATTATGACTTTTCTGCTTGCTTTATTGATTGCTGTAGTTTTCTACATAAGTGCAAATTTAATTGATTTTAATCTAATTGAATATGCAACGGTTTTCGTCTTTGGATTGTCATTCACCCTCATTTTTAAAAAACAATCTAAGAGTTCTAAAATTGCTGACTTAATGGACAAGCAATTAAAAGAATGGGGAGTTCGTGAAAGTAGGCGGGCAGGTTTATTCGCTCCAGATCAAGATACGAAGGATCTAGAAAGTTGCAAAAAACGTTTTAAAGATAGTCCGGTAAGTATGAAAGTTGAGTGGTCAAAAAAAGATGAGTAATCGTAAATTCACTTGGTGCCAAGATTTAGAGGGTAATTCAGGTTCGCAGCGCTTTAATACGTTATCAAGCAAATTTGGTGATGGTTATGAACAAAACATTGCTGTAGGTATCAATAACCGAGCTGGTGAATGGACTTATCAAAGAACGGCTTACAAAGCCGAAATTATGCAAATCAAAGCATTCTTCGATGATCACAAAGGAGCTGACTCATTTCTGTGGGATTCACCTTTAGACGGTGAGGTCCGAGTAAAAACAGGTGAATATCAACCCCGTTGTTTAGGCGGTGATGTTTGGCAAATCTCAACAACATTCACCCAAGTCTTCTACCCTTAAATTTAAATCTCTTTAAAGCCCCTAAAAAGGGGCTTTTTTTATGCGAGTAAGAAAATGACGATTCAAACAGTAAATTTAGGTACGGCACCGACTGGCGCAGGTGGTGATACATTCCGCTCAACTGGCGCAAAAATAAATGAAAACTTTACGAATAACAACCATGCAGCTAGTCGATATGTTGGAACTGCGGATGGTAATTTGCTAGAAGTTGGAGCTTTTGGTGTAGGTCGGGGTTCATTACTTACTGATCAGCCGAATGCAATAACTGCGAATGGCTTTTATCACTCAAGGTTAGAGAATGGGATGAATTATTGTTCTTTAATTCACGTAGGCCATTCTCATGATACCGATTATTCATGGCAACTTGGCGTACCGATGGGTGATACAAATTTGTATTCGCTAAGGGGGCGGGTTAAATCAAAAGGAGTATGGTCGAATGAGGCTATTATTAGAAATAGTCATAATACCACTATCGACTCGAACGGATTTATCAAAGCTGCCTCTCCCGTTGTTAAATTGTTTGCAGATAAAATTGAGTTAAATGAAGAAGCTGCAGAACAGCCACTTTCTTTTGAAAAACTGGATGTTGGTCATTACTTGGTAAAAGGGTCTTCAGGATTTGCGAAAGAAGGCTGGTGGATTGAAATTCCTACAGACACTCATGGCAATAAGATTTGTGCAGTTGAATATCAAACTTTAGAAAACGGTGATCTTGAAATTAAGACATTCAAGAAAAAGCTAAATGATGAGGGCGATATTGTTGCGAATCTCGATGCACCAATTGATATCCCAAATAATGCAAACGGTGAGCCGCGCTGGATTGATATTCGTTTAAACAGTATCAAGAAGATAATCGTCAGAAAAATTCCACGTACTGAAAAACAACCGCGTATGGTCCAGCAAGTAAAATATGCACCGCAATTGACCTATATCACTAAATACGAAGATTTATTTGATGATGAAGGAAAAGCTGTAATTGTGGATGGCAAGAACTATAAAAAGCCAGTAACCCACATTCAAACTGATCAAAACGGCACACCCATCCTATCAAATCAACCAGTCATTAATGAAAATGGTGAACCAGTATTCGAATGGGTGCAAGCAGTAGATAGTGAAGGAAATCCTGTTTTTGATGATGTGCCAGTCTTAGACAAAGATGGAAATCCAATCTATGACGAGGTGACTTATGACCCTGAATAGTGATTTCCAGAAGCTTTATGTAGATGGATTAATCCATTTGTATGAACTAGATGCCAGCAGTTTAGGTGCTGGCATTTTACGTTTCCACGGGCATATAGCTTTTCAAGATTGGGAAAAAATTTACTCATCGATCGGATCTGAAGGATTGATCGGGGCAGACTCTGGAAGCATTGGCAAAGTTTTTGATGCTGGTGATCAGAAAGTATGGAACCGCAATATTATCTGGCAGGGTCAGGTTTTTGAACCAATGGCACTCGAAGTAAGTGGCCTTGAAATGAGTTCAACTGGTAAAGCTTCAGCGCCAACTTTAACAATGGCAAATAACATTAACGGCATTCAACATGCTGTTTCTGCTTATTGTCTGCAATTTAAAGATTTTGCAGGTGCAAAGCTAAAAGTTATTACTACTTTGGCTAAATATCTAGATGCCGAAAACTTCACAGCAGGCAATCCTTCAGCATCGAATGAGTCTAAAGAACAAACTTGGTTTATAGAGCAGAAAACATCGGAAAATGCCCAGCAGGTTACTTTTGAACTTTCAAATCCAATTGATTTTGAAGGTTTGAAAATTCCTGTACGTCAAATTACTTCTTATTGTAGTTGGGAATATCGCGGGGAAGAGTGTGGTTACACTGGGGCCGCAATGTTTACTGAGAAAGATGAGCCTACAGACAATCCTGCTTTAGATCGTTGCTCGTACAGATTGTCTGGTTGTGAATGTCGATTTGGTAAAAACAAGCCTTTACCCTTTGGCGGATTCCCAGCTTCAAGCATGTTGTGAGGTCTTATGAAACTGACAGCAAAAATTAAAAAAGCAATCATGGCCCATGCTGATGCATGTTACCCGCTTGAATGCTGTGGTGTGATTATTGATAAGCAATATATTGCTTGTCGCAATATCGCTGAACAATCTGATCAGTTTGAAATACATCCCGAAGACTTGGCAAGTGCTGAAGATCAAGGCGAAATCTTAGCTTATGTGCACTCTCATCCAGATGGAACAACAAAAGCTTCGGAACTTGATCTGATTCAAATTGAATTACATCAAAAGCCGTGGGTAATTTGTTCGTATCCGGATCTTGATTTGCAAGTTTACGAGCCTTGTGGCTATCGCGCCCCTTTAGTGGGGCGTAATTATTTTCATGGCTGGCAAGATTGCTATGCGCTTGTACGTGATTTTTATAGTCGTGAATTAGGTATAGAGCTTATGGATTTTAAGCGGGATGATGCATGGTGGGAAGATAAAGACCATCCATCACTTTACCTCGAAAATTATGAAAAAGCAGGCTTCTATGAAGTAGATACACCACAATATGGCGATATGCTTGTTTGTCGTGTTGGGCGTACTGAACATCCCAATCATGCGGTTGTTTGGCTGGGTAATAATGGGCAGCTTAAATCGGAGCAAACTGAGCAATGCATAGGTTCAAGCTTAATTCTGCATCATCCGTATAACAGAAAGTCAGTACGCGAAATTTATGGCCAACAGTGGAAAGATCGCACGGTAAAAATCTTGAGGCATAGAGATGTTAAAAACAATTAAGTTGTACGGCATCTTGGGGCAAAAATTCGGTCGTGAATTTAAGCTCGATGTCGCAAATACACGTGAAGCCATGCGTGCGTTATCTGTTCAGATCGCTGGCTTTGAGCACTTCATGACACATGCCCATGAACAAGGGTTGGCTTTTGCAATTTTTCTTAAAGGCAAAGGTTCAGGCAATAAGCGTGGCAAGAAGCGCCCAGCAATTTACGATCATGAAACAAAGCGCTTAATCACTGGTGACAATATCGGTGAAGAGCAGCTTGATATGTCTACTGAAGCCGACATTATTCACATTGTCCCGCGTGTAATGGGAGCTGGTGGTAATAGTGGAGTCTTACAATTAGTTCTTGGAGTAGTTCTGATTGTTGCAGGTGTGATGACTGGCGGTACGTCTTCAGCTTACGGTGTTGCATTAATTGGCGCTGGTGCAGGCATGGCTATGGGAGGTGTTGCTTCTATGCTCATGCCGAAAGCCCAAACTACTCAAAATCAAAATCAAGACGGGAACCGGGCAAACTTTGGTTTTGGTAGTGCGGTTACAACAGCCGCTCAAGGTTATCCAGTACCGATTCTCTATGGTAGACGTGAAGTCGGCGGCTTCGTTTTAAGTGCTGGTCAATATCCAGAAGATCAGATGTAATTTTTAAGTTAGTTATAGGCGCTTTTTGGCGCCTTTTTTATTGCGTGGGATTTGATATGACAGCGATGGTAAAAGGCGCAAAAAAGGGAAACCAGCAACCAAGACAACCAGTAGTTGCACCGGACTCCGCACAATCTAAAACTTATATTAAAGAGTTGATTGGTCTAGCGGAGGGTGAAGTCGAGGGATTAGCAAACGGCTATCAATCAATTTTGCTTGAAGATACTCCGTTGCAAGATGAAAACGGCAACAAGAACTTTGAAAACGTTACTGTTAATTTTAGATCCGGAACAAACGATCAAGAATACATTGAAGGCTTCCCGGCAGTTGAAAATGAAATCCCGATTGACGTAGAGCTTAAATCATCTACACCATGGGTGCGCTCTTTTAACAACCTAGATCTTGATGCAGTACGTTTACGTTTACGTTGGGGTCCACTACGCAACCAAGACCCAACAACGGGTGATGTTACTGGCTATACCATTGAATACGCGGTGGACTTGCAAACTGATGGCGGAGCATGGTCAGAAGTATTAAGAGCAAAAATTTCAGATAAAACATCTGATAATTATGAGCGTCCACATCGTATTGACTTACCCAAAGCCGATTCAGGCTGGCTGGTTCGTGTTCGCCGAATTACTCCCAACTCAACATCCGAATATATCAGCGACAAAATGTATGTTAAGGCTGTCACAGAGGTAATAGACGCGAAATTACGCTATCCAAATACAGCATTAGTTTCATTGCAATACGATGCTGAAACATTCGGTGGATCAGTCGCAAAATTAGCGGTTGATTTGAAAGGCGTAAAAATTAAGGTACCGACAAATTACAACCCTGAAACCCGCGAATACATTGGGTTTTGGGATGGCACTTTTAAACGCGCATATTCAAACAACCCTGCATGGATTTACTATGATCTTTGCACATCTAAGCGCTACGGAATTGGTGAGCGAATTACAGATGGAATGCTTGATAAATGGTCTTTATACCGTTTAGCCCAATACTGTGATGAGTTGGTACCAGACGGGTTGGGCGGTCAAGAACCACGTTTCACATGTAACATTTATCTTCAGAGCGCTGAAGATGCTTATAGCATTCTTACAAAATTAGCTGGTGTTTTTCGAGCTATTACTTATTGGGATGGGGATAGCATTGTTTGTGATGCTGATATTCCACAAGATACCTATTTCACATATACCCGTGCAAATATTATCGGGGAGCCGGATCATAATGGTACACGTGCCCGTGATAGACATAATGCAGTAAAAGTAGCTTGGGATAACCCAGCCAATCACTATAAGACTGAATATGAATTTGTGCGTGATGAGAAAGCCATTTCTGAAATGAAACAGGTGCGCTTACTTGAACTTGATGCGTGGGGGTGCACATCGCGTGGGCAAGCACAACGAGCAGGCTTGTGGGCTTTAAAGTCTGAACAACTTGAAACACGTACTGTGACTTTTAAAGTTGGATTAGACGGCCATATTCCTTTGCCGGGTAAAGTGATTGAATTTGCAGATCCTATTTTTGCTGGAAGAGCAAACGGTGGTCGCATTTCTGCAATTTCAGCAGATAGAAAAAGCATTACTCTTGATCGTGATGACGTTGTTGCAATAGCTGGGGACCGTCTAGTAATTAATGGTGAAAACGGGAAAGCTCAAACACGTATTATTCAATCAATTACAGGCCGCGTCATAACTGTTTCTGTAGCTTTTGATGAAATTGCACCTCAAAACGTATGGGTTATTGATGCTCAAGATTTGGCAACGCTTAAATTTAGGGTTTTGTCAGTAGTTCAAAGTGATTCACATCAATTTACTATTACAGCGCTTGAGTACAATCCGAAAAAGTTTGATGCAATTGATCATGGCGCTCATTACATCGATGTACCAATTTCAATTGTTAATCCCAATATTCAAGAACCAGTTTCAAATATTGTTATTACAAGCGAAGATCGGGTAGATCAAGGTATTAATGTTGCCACTATGGTTGTGTCTTGGACGCAAGCAAAAGGTGCGGTTAAGTATCAGGTTGAATGGCGGAAAGATGATGGTAGCTGGATTAAGCTGCCAGTTACCGGCAACAACTCAGTCGAAGTACCAGGTATTTATGCGGGTCAATATCAAGCACGAGTAACAGCGATTTCAGCTTTTGAGATAGCTTCTTTACCAGTTTATTCAACTTTGACTGAACTCTCTGGAAAGCAAGGTTTACCTCCAAAATTGGCATTTATCCAAGCAACAGGTATTTTGTTTGGTATGCGCCTAAATTGGGGTTTTCCTGCAACTGGCGCACTTGATACGGCTTATACCGAGATTCAAGTTTCACCAGATGGAACAAGCAACATTGCTCAATTGGGTTTATTTGCTTATCCAACGACAACACATACTTTGCAAGGTTTACAGCCAAATCTGACTCAATTTTATCGGGGGCGTTTGATTGATAGGATTGGAAATATTGGGCCATGGTCGGATTGGACTCATGCGACAACTTCTGCCGATGCAACAGATGTTCTTGAGCTTTTAAATGATCAAATCAGTGAGTCTCAGCTCAACCAGGATCTTAAAACCAAGATTGATCATATTGAGACTATTGATGCTGAAATAGGTCCACTTAAGCAAGATATTCAGAATACGAAAGATCGGATTACACAAGAAGTCATTGATCGTCAAAACGCTATTCAGCAAGCTTCAGATGGCCTTTCACAGCAAATTATTGATGGTGATGAAGGTGTTCTTGAAGTTGTAAATACTGTTAAACAGTCAAGTGATGAGGGAATTGCAGCGGCTCAAGAAAGTATTCGAGTTGTTGCAAATGATCTTTCACTTGTAGCTGAAAAAACGGACGGTGTATATGCACAGCTTAATCCACCTTTGATTGGATCTGAATCAGATTTGATCGGTAATGATCAGGGCTTCGCTGGCACATGGTCTGTTCAATCGGCAATGATTGAAGGAGATCTTGCACTAAGCAAACGTATAGATACCACAGTTGTCGAGGTTAATGATTTACGGGCATACGCCCAGCAAGAGGTTCAAGCTCGAATTGAGGGCGATAAAGTAACAGTTCAAAAGATTGATACTTATATTGCAAGCAATGATAGCGCTCTTGCGACTGTACGCCAGTCGGCACAGGTAGCAGTTGAGCAGTCATCGTCAAATGCTGAGGCGATTGATTTAATTAATCTTGAGCTTGACGATAAAGCTTCAACTGGTGCACTTGAGCAAGTTAAGTCTGATATTAAGAATGTAGATGACAAAGTTATTGCCCAAACTACAAGGATTGATGGAGTTTACGCGCAAATCAATCCTCCATTGATCGGGTCAGAATCTGACTTAATTGGTAATGAGGGAGGCTATGCGGGTGTCTGGTCAGAGCAATCTGCTCGTATCGAAGGAGATTTGGCTCAATCTAAACGTACAGATCAAGTTTCTGCACAAATGAATGAGAGCAATGCTTTGTTTCAGCAACAAATCAATGCAAATGCTAGTGCTATTTCTTCAACGATAAAAGTAACGGAAACGTTGCAAACAAAAGTCGGTGAGAATAGTGCGTCTATTCAAAATGTCAGTGAAAGTGTGGATGGCATCTATGCTCAGCAGTTTACTAAGTTCGATGTAAATGGCCATGTTTCAGGTCATGGTTCAATGAACGATGGTACGACTTCAACTTTCATATTCAATTATGATGCAATTCAGTTTGGTGCACCAGTGGGTATTGATGGTGTAGAGCCAAAGCCATTAATGACACTGCAAAACAAGCCAGTTACTTTGCCAAACGGTACAGTTATTCCGCGTGGTTTGTATGTCGACAATGGTAGTTTTGGGTATATCAATGCGAATCGAATTTGGGCTGAAAACTTAAGCGTTATTAGTGCAGACTTGGGGACAATTAAAGTCAAAACTGCGAATATTGAAGATGGCGCAATTGATACTTTAAAAATTAAAGATGAAGCAGTAACGGTACCAATAGGTGTAAAAGCAATTGATATCAAAACTATCAATACTTTTTCTGGTGGCTCAACCGGTGGTTTACCTAATAACGATTTCAGTAATCACTTATCAGCATGGGAGGAGCATATAGGAACACTTCTTCAAGTAACGCTTAATAGAAGTGGGGGTAAAGTTAGACTTGATGCTTCAGTAAATATTTGCACACCATCTTTTGGAGCTTTTAGTGTTGGTGATGGGAGAGGCAAGCCAATTGCTGCGAATGACAGAGCTATGGCATCTTTTTATATTTCAATATATAGAAACGGGTCCTTAATTGGCAGAGGTTCGTTAGGTGCAAACATCGAGACAGGTAATATTAATGTCAATTTTAATGGTACAGCAGTTATCGTTTCTGCGATCGATGATATTAGTACAGTTGGTAATGTCACATACACACTTAAAGCAGGTTTTGCACGACAGGAGGGAGTAAACATTCCACTGAATGTTAGTTCCAATAATACTTTTATGATCACTTCAAGAACATTAAGTGTAATTGAAATGAAGAAATAACAGCACCCAATTGGGTGCTTTTTTATTGCCTAAACGAAAGGGGGAAGGCATGACTGAAAATGAATCATACGGGTTGAGATTTGAAAAGAAAATCGACTCCATTCAGAGTGATATTCGCATGTTGTCAGATCATGTTACTCGACTGACTTTTATTAATGAAGCACACAAAGAGACAAGCGAGCAGAACAAAAAAGATATCGATACATTGGATATCAAAGTCGCCAATTTAGAAAACCGCACAGCAGCGCAAGATGGTGGAATTTCTGTGCTGCGTGTATTGCTGGGAATATTTGCAGGCATCGTATTTTCTTTATGTGCTTGGGTTGGTTCTTCAATTATTCAATTAAGCCAAGACCAGTCTTTAATTAAAGAGAAAGTATCACGATTGGAGAAAGCAGGACGATGAACAGTGAAAATACAAGAGCTTATCTAGCTTTCGCATTAGTGGGACTGATGTTTGTTTTAGTGATTGCTTTATTTTTTGTGGATATGCCACGTGAAAATAGCAATCTGATTAATACGGCATTGGGTTTTATTGCAGGGGCTATGACAACTGCATGTGGCTTTTATTTTGGTAGCTCTGAGTTAGAGAAAAAGAAAGGTGAATCCAATGACAACTAAACCATTCTTCGATGCTGCCCGAGTAATTGCAGGCGGCAAGCTTACACAGGCGCAAGTAGACGATCTAAATAAAGTGGTCGAAAAACTTGCACCAGGTGGAAAAACTACAAGTGATGATGGTATAGATTTAATAACTAGTTTTGAGGGCACGCGATTCAATGCTTACGATGATGGTGTGGGAGTCTGGACCATTGGCACTGGCACCACAGTTTATCCAAATGGTGTGAAGGTTAAGCAAGGTGATACTTGCACACCTGAACAAGCTAAAGCTTACTTTAAACACGACTTGGCCAAATTTGAAAAAACAGTAAATGAATCTGTGACAGTGCCCCTAAATCAAAATCAGTTTGATGCTTTGGTTTCTCTGACTTACAACATTGGCTCAGGTGCTTTTAATAATTCAACCTTATTAAAAAAACTGAATAAAGGTGACTATCAAGGCGCTGCTGATCAATTTCTAGTGTGGAATAAAGCGGGCGGTAAAGTTATGAAAGGTCTAGTTCGTCGACGAGAAGCAGAACGAGCACTCTTTTTAAAGAAGTAACTTATATGTGCAAACGTACCAAAGTTGCATCGATCATCACATTGCTGTGCTTAATCTTCTCAGGTTGCACAGCTCACACTATTAACACGTCTGTAAATGTTGGGATTTGCGTAAAAGCCCTGTGAGTAGGGCTATTTAAGTTTCTGTAATAACTGATTTAAAGCCTCATCATAAGACTTTAGCTCATTGTCGATTTTATACTTCTCAATCAGCTCTACACTTTCTTTTGAAAGCCACAAATCCTTCCTTACAAAACCCTTCTCCAACATTTCCTGTCTTTGTTTTGCCTTTCTTTCTGCTGCACTACTTGCCATATAAAAATTTCCTTGCTATATTCATTTCACCACCGCTTAGGTGGTTGAGAAATTAATTTATAGATGTAGTTTCTTTCTATGAATTAATCTACCATCGCTTAGATGGCAAAGCCCCACTGCAATTGGGGCTTTATTTATTTCTAGTCTTCCATTTTTGTATTAAATAAATCTACAAACAAACGGCATCGTTCTGTTAATGGCTGATTTAGTATCTCTTGCAGCTCATCCTTAGTTACATCGATAGCAGTATTCCCTACGGCAATCTTTAGTGCTCTTTTGCTATAAGAGACAGTACCACTACCAGAAGCAATATCAACACGGCCAGCAAATGGCTTAGAAATCTTATAAATTTTCATTGCAATTAACCTTATGAAAAATCACCATTAAGATATAGGTTTCTTTCTTCATCTACTGATGCTTCAAGGTCTTTCATCTCCTCAAATGAAATCCATTCACTAGCATTGATATACTTTTTTAAATAGCGATCAGTCTTAATTTCTGATTGATATACTTCACCGGTTTTAATATTGTGCACTTTAAGTGTGGTAGTTTTTTGGTTAGAAACATCTGCAATAGCTTGATCAATTTCTGACTTAACAACATAACGGTATTCACCATTTGTCATATCAAAATCAGGTAAATATTTTTCCATTTTAATTTCCTCGCTTAGATTGAGTTATCAAGAGTCATTGAGCTGCAATCTCTGTCTTGATAACTTCATATTATATTGTGACCGCTCACAAGTCAAGCGCTATTTGCATTATTTTTAATCTTTTTTATAATTTCATAAAAATGGAGATAGCAATGCAAGTCATGATCATGGTTTCGGAAGCGGGCAGGATGGAAAATACTTGCAATCTACCCGCTGATTTAGATAAGAACGGGAATGTTCTTAAAATCTATGACTACTCATTAAAAGAGTTGCCGATTAATTTGGATGGCACTGTGACTTACAATGGTAAAAGATGGACCTTTGATAAGAAGCAAAATTACCTCTAAACCTGTGGATAAATAGCGCATTACGCCAAATATACGCCAAAATATAGTTAAGTTATTGATTTTATAAAATAGATTGGTGCGCTCGGCGGGGATCGAACCCACGACCCCAGGCTTCGGAAACCTGTACTCTATCCAACTGAGCTACGAGCGCGTGTGTGGGGCACATCATAGGAAAAAAACACTTGCAGGTAAAGCACGAAATACGTACCAAGTGAATTTAATGCTTAATTAAACAGCAGCTTGTTATGTTTTAGTTCTTTTGCTGAATGAGCTGAATTGAATAATTAATAGAGTGAAGCGTATGTGCCAGCTCATGAGGGGGAATCCTTGACTCTTGCAAACTGGTAATCCATTGCATTTGGCACATTTTTAGTTCTTGAAGATTTTTAATTTGTTCTATTTTTTGAATAAGTGGTTTGGCCATAAGCCCACAGTATTGGCTTAAGCTTTGTTTCATTAATAGTTGTATTTCTTCAAAAGTAAGTTGTTGAACAGGAATTGGTGGCTGAGTATTTTCAATATTTGAAGAATGGCATGATGGTTCTAGAGAAACTTTAATTTCTCCAGTCAAATCGGCACTTTCATTTTCATCTATGGTGCTTTTTTGTTGCGCTTTTACTTCTAAACTCGTGGTAGGTGATTCTGAGAGAGGTATTTGTTCAGCAAATTCTGAATCGTTTTCGCTAATAGGGGCAATAAGCTTTAAGTCAATAAGTTGTTGAATGAGTTCTGGTGGAGCAATGCGTTTTTTAAACTCGGTATTGAGAGTTTGAAAATCTTCATGATCAATTAATAGAAGTAAACGTCTTTGTTTGGCATTTAAAGCAATATTACGTTGTTGAAGCGCGACTCTTCCCAAATTGGTTCGATAAAAACCAGCCATCATTTTTCCCCAATATAAAAATGAAGCAGCCTGTTTGATTTTTTCTATCAA